AAACATACGCGGCCTGCCAAGGACGGCGAGCTGCGCTGGTTCCTGCAGATGGGGGGCCAGGACACCGAGGTCGACGGGCCCGGCCCGCATGACGTCGGCGGCCGCATGCTGCGCGCGACGTCGCGCACGTTCATTCGCTCGCGGCTGTCGGACAATCCCGACCTCGCGCGCACCGATTACGCCACCAAGCTTGATGGCCTGCCGGAGGAGCTGCGGCGCGTCTACCGCGACGGCGACTTCACGGTCGGCCTGAAGGACAGCGACTATCAGGTCATTCCCACGGCCTGGGTCGAAGCGGCGATGCAGCGCTGGTCGGAGAAGCCTCCGGCGCGCCTGGCAATGAGTGCGGTCGCGGTCGACGTCGCGCCTGGTGGCGGCGACAACCGCGTCATCGGCTATCGCTACGGCGCCTGGGTTGGGCCGCTCGACTCGGAAAAGCAGGTCGATCGCACCGGCCGCATCACGGCCGCGAAGGTTGTGGAGGTCCGGCGCGATCGCTGCCCGGTCATCGTCGACGTCGGCGGCGGGTGGGGCGGCGACACCGTCATCGCGCTCAAGGACAACGGCATCGAGAACGTGGTCGCCTTCAACGGCGTGGTGCAGTCGACCGCCAAGACGCGCGACGGCAAGCTCGGCTTCTACAACAAGCGCGCCGAGTCCTACTGGCGCCTGCGCGAGGAGCTCGACCCGTCCCAGGAGGGCGGCTCGGCGATCGCGTTGCCGCCGGATCAGGAGCTCAAGGGTGACCTGACCGCGGTCCATTGGAAGCTTACGACGCGCGGGATCTTGCTCGAGGACAAGAAAGACATCGTCGAGCTGCTCGGCCGATCGCCGGACAAGGGCGACACGGTCGCGATGCTGGTGTCAGAAGGCAATCGCGCGATCGCACGCGCGGTCCGCGCTGGCCAGCAAGGCAACCGGCCGCAGACCGCGAACGTCGGCTTCTCGCAGTTCAAGAACCGCCGATGACGCGCTTCCTCAACGGCAGCGAGTCGGCGGTGCCGTTCTCGGATCGCAAGCTCGAGACCGATGGTGATCGCGTCCCATGGACGCTCGAGGAGCTGGTCGAAGCCCAGTGCATGGGCTGCGCCGGTGCGAGCTCGGCCGAGATCGCCGAGCGCCTTGGCCGTGGCGTGGGCGATGTCGAGCGCAAGCTCAACGTCGATCGCGTGCCGCGGCCGCCGCGCGAAACGACCGCCGGCGTGGGATTCCCTAACCTGAAGAGGCGCTGATGAGCGAAGCTCGCAAGACCGGGCTCGACGATCCGCTGCTCGCCGCGCTCGTGGCAAAGCTGCCGGCGCCGGGCAATCCGTGGCCGCGCGGGCAGCGCGTCAACTGGATGCGCATGATCGCGATGGCGCTCAACGAGGCCTATGGCCTCGAGGAGCCGATTGTCATCACCGACATCGAGCCGGCGCGTACGCCGCTGTCGCGCAGCCTGCGCATCGTCACCGACGATGCCGATGGCGCCGCAGCGCCCGTCGCTGTGGCGCGGCCGCGCTACGTCATCGATCCGCAGGGTTTTGCGCTCTGTGACAGCAAGGCGATCGACCCCGAGGACGTGCCCGCCGGCGAGGTCCTCGTCGACGAGCGCAGCGCCGCAGAGCAGGGCGATCTGAGCACCGTCTACTGGAAGACGGGCGGTGTGCGGAAGCCCGAGGCGATCACCAATCTGAAACTGAGGGCCGCGTAATGACCCAGATGTTCACCAAGGCGCAGACGCCGGCGGACGTGCCGCCGCCGCCGCCTCCGACGCCGACGCCTCCGCCGCCGATGCCCGATCCCTATGGCGTTGCGAGCAAGGAAGCCTCGCGCCAGGCGGCGCTGACCGCCGCGGGCCGATCGGGTCGTAGCGCCAGCATCCTCACCACGGCCCAGGGTCGCTCGACGATCGCCGGCGGCGGGAGCAGCAGCTCTGCCGCGCCGTATTCGAGCCCGGTGCTCGGCGGCAAATGAAATCACGCTGCCGCGAGCTGATCGAGATCGGCGATCGCGAATTCTCGAAGCGTTTCCCGCTGCTGACGCTGTGGCAGACGTTCGCCGAGAACTTCTATCCGATCCGCGCCGACTTCACGCGCGCGCGCTACATCTCCGAGGAATTCGCCAGCTACCTCATGACCGGCCGCCCGGTGCTGGCGCATCGTGAGCTCTCGAGCTCGCTGAGCGCCATCCTGCGCCCGCCGGGCATGCCCTGGTCGAAGGCGCAGACCGACATCGATGCGGTCAACAAGGACCGCTCGTCGGCCGCGTGGCTCGCCGGTTGCGACGACGTCATGCGCGGCGTCTTCAACGATCGGCGCTCGCAGTTCAAGCGCGCCACCAAGGAAGGCGACGCGGACTACGTGCTGACCGGGCAGTGCGTGATCGAGCCGCGCATCAACGCCATGCGCGACGGCATGTTGTTCCGCTGCTGGCACCTGCGCGATTGCGTTTGGACGGAGAGCGCCGAGCTCGTCATCGACAGCTTTCACCGCAAGTGGGCGCCGGAGGCGCGCCAGCTGCAGCGCTTCGGCGCGTCGCAGAACTGGCAGATGAGCAGCCAGCTCGACGACAAGGTCAAGAAGGACCCGGGCCGCAAGATCAACTGCCGCGCCATCGTGCTGCCGGCTGATGAGTACGACTCGTTCGGCAAGGACGAGGAGGGCTACACCCGCAAGCGCAATCCGAAGATGCCGTTCGTGAGCATCGTCGTCGACGAGGAGCACGACACGATCCTCGAGGAGGTGCCGCAGCGCAAGCTCGGCTACGTCGTGCCGCGCTGGGTGACGATCGGCGGCTTCTCGCAATACGCCTATTCGCCGTCGGCGATCGTGGCGCTGCCCGATGGCCGGATGCTTCAGCAAATGACGCTGATGCTGCTGGAGATCGGCTCGAAGATCGTCGACCCGCCGATGAAGGCCGTCGGCGACGCCATCCAGGGCGGCGTGAACCTCTACGCCGGCGCCATCAACTGGGTCGATCCGGACTACGACGAGCGCACCGGCTCGGTGCTCGAGCCCATGCAGTTCCACCCGGAAGGGCTCAACTGGGGCACCGAATACGAGGACAAGATCGAGAAGGTCATCAACGAGGCCTTCTACCTCAACGTGCTCAATCTGCCTGAGTACGACGAGAAGGAGATGACGGCGTTCGAATACGGCGAGCGGATGAAGCAGTTCATCCGTCGCGCGACGCCGCTCTTCGACCCGATCCGCGAGGAATACAACGGCGCGCTCTGCGACGACGTCTTCGACACCTTGCTGCACATGGGCGCGTTCGGTTCGCCGCTCGACATGCCGCCGGCGCTGCGCGGGCGCGAGGTCAGCTTCAAGTTCCGCGATCCGCTCGTGGCGGCCGAGGAAGAGGGCACCACCAACAGCTTCAAGAACCTCGCCCAGCTGCTCGGCGCGGCGATGCAGATCGATCCGACGCTGGCGGCCGACGTCGACACCGACACGGCCTTCCGCGATGCGGTGCCGGGCACCGGTGCAAAGCCGACCTGGCTGCGCGACAGGGACCAGGCCGACCAGCTCAAGGCGCAGCAGCGTCAGCAGCAGCAGCAGGACGCTGCGGCGGCCCGCCTCGGCGCCGTCGCGGACAACGGCAGCAAGATGGCGAACGCCGTCGAGAACGTCGGCGACGCCGCCACCGCGCTGCAGAAGGCGGGGCTGACACAGTGACCGCCGCCGTCGAGCTCACGCCCTGGGAGCACGTCGAGCACGTCCGGCCGACGGCCGAGCTCGAGAAGCTCGTCGGCGAGCCGAACAGCTTTGCCTCCTGGCCGCCCTTCTACCGGGCGCAGGCGCTCAAATCGTTCAAGCGCGGCGCCGAGATCGGCCACGTCGCCAGCGACTTCGATCAATCGACGATCGTCGGCACGGTGGATTACCGGCAGGCCGACACGCTGGAGCTGCGCGCCCGCTGGGCGCCGCCGGTGAGCTGACATGCGCGCACCTCGCGGGTCCGTAGCGCCACCGCCGCGCAAGCCGAAAGCGACTGACGGCAAGCTGCGCATGCCGTGGCAGATGCCGAACGGCCCGCTGGCGATCGAGGACGCAGACATCTTCGCCCTGCAGGCGCTGCAGCAGGGCAAGGCAAACGCCGGCCAACAGCAGCGCGTCCTGACGCTCATCATCGACAAGCTCTGCGAGGAAAGCCGGATGAGCTTTTACCCGGGCGGCGATGACGGCCGCCGGGCGTCCGACTTTGCCGAGGGCAAGCGCTGGCCCGCGTCGCAGATCAAGCGGCTGCTGCGCATGCGGCCGGACCATCGCGACCAATCTCCGCCGAGCGGCGAATAGCCGGCGGACCTGACTAACCTGGGAGACTATCCATGAGCTGGCTTCTGCGGTCTCAACTGCTCGGCACGACGCCGTTCGCTGGAATGATCATGCGCGCGCCCGATGACGGCGCCGGTGCTGCAGCTGCTGCGGCTGCTGCGCCAGCTGCTGGCGCGCCGGCCGCTGGTGCTGCTGCAGCAGCTGCGGCGCCTGCCGCGGGTGCTGCTGCCGCCGAGCCGGCCAAGGGCGCGGGCACGATCGCAGCCGGCGCGGATGCGCCGGCGATCACCGCGGCCGCGAAGTGGCCTGATAATTGGCGCGACGAGCTCGCCGGTGGCGACCAGGCGAAGCTGAACATCCTCAAGCGCTACGATTCGCCGGCGGCCTTTGCTGCGTCGGGTTTCGAGCTGCGCGGCAAGATGGACCGGGGCGAGCTCAAGGCTCCCGCGGCGCCGCTGCCGGCGAATGCGACCGACGAACAGAAGGCGGCCTGGCGCGAGGCGCAGGGGCTGCCGAAAGACGCCGCCGGCTATCTCGGCGCGCTCAAGCTTTCCGACGGCCTGGTGATCGGCGAGACCGACAAGCCGCTGGTCGAAGGCTTCGTGAAGGACGTCGCGCTCGAGGCCGGCCTTTCGCCCGATGCCGCGAACAAGGCCGTCGACTGGTACTTCAAGCAGCAGGAGGCTGCGAAGCAGCAGCAGGTTGCTGCCGACGGCCAATTTAAGCAGGCGGCGCTCGTCGAGCTCGGCCAGGAGTGGGGCAAGGACTTCACGGCGAACAACAACGCCGTCACCGGCCTCATCAACATGATGCCGGAGGCGATCCGCGATCGCCTGCTGACGGCGCGCACACCGGATGGTCGCATGCTCGGCGACGATCCGAACTTCAACCGCGCGATGCTGATGCTGGCCAAAGAGATCAATCCTGCGGCCGCGGTGCTGCCGGCGACGGCGGGCGGCGGCCTCACCGGCGTCGAGACGCGCATCGCCGAGATCGAGACGAAGTACATGAAGGCGCAGCAGGGCACGCCGGAGTGGAACCAGTACTGGAAGAGCGCGGCGATGCAGAACGAGTATCGCGAGCTCCTCGGCGCGCGCGAGACGATGAAGGATCGCGCGAAGTCGGCGGCCTAACGCATGCGCGTCGTCAAAGCCTTCCCGCCGATCTACGCGGAGATCCTCGCGGCCTTCCCGGAAGCCGCGCACCGCAAGCCGATCTTCGCGTGGGGCGACATCATCTACAATCCGCACGGGATTGAGGTGACGCGTGAGCTGCAGGTGCACGAGAAGGTGCATGGTGATCGGCAGCTTGGCACGGCCGTGAACGGCACCGCACGCGGCGAGGATGCCATCCGCGTGTGGTGGCACCGCTACCTCACCAATCCCGGCTTCCGGCTGATGGAGGAGCTGCTCGCGCACGCGGCGGAATACCGCGCCTGGTGCGAGAGCTCGAAGATCACGCGCAACCAGCGCCGGCTCGTGCTGCGCTCGCTGGCGCAGCGCTGCGCCTCGCCGCTCTACGGCTCCCTGATCTCGGTGAACGACGCGAAGATCGCGATCGCCGAGCCGGGCAAGCCCTTCAAGACGCGCATCGTCGGATCGACGAGCGCGGCCTAGCAATTCGCGTTCACCGGGCACCCCGCCTCAAGCGGCTCCGGTTGAGCGAATACACCCGCCAATGTGAAGCCCCGAGCGAATGCCGATGGCCCGCGCCCTCAAGCGCGGCACCCCGGAGGTCTGCGCGCGGACACCCCGAACGGAGGCTCGACCATGATGCTCATCGGAGTATTGGACCATGGCCGACTCGGCCTTCCAAATCCAATACCGCCAGGAATTCATCGCGCAGTTCGAGCAGGGCCAGAGCTGGCTTCGCACGACCGCGACCACCGAGGCGGTGATCAAGGGTAACCAGGCGCAGTTCCTGGTTGCCGGTTCCGGCGGCGCTACCGCCGTCACTCGCGGCCTGAACGGCAACATCCCTCCGCGCGTCGACTCCCTCGCCACGGTCCCGACGACCCTGGTCGAGTGGCACGACAAGCCGCAGCGCACCGAGTTCAACATCTTCGCCTCGCAGGGCGATGGCCGCCGCATCATGCAGATGTCGACGGTCAAGGTGCTGAACCGGAAGATCGACCAGGACATCATCTCCGCCCTGGCGACCGGCACCAACAATCTGGGCACCGCCCAGACCTTCACCCTTGCTCTCGCGATGCGCGCGATGAGCAAGCTCGACCTCAACGACGTCGACACGACCGAAGAGGACAACCTCTTCTTCGCCGTGACTCCCGCTGCGTGGGCCTACCTCATGCAGGTCAAGGAGTTCAACGACGCCGATCTCGTCGAGATCAAGCCGCTTTCCGGGCCGGCGCGCCGCTTCCGCCGCTGGGCCGGTTTCAACTGGATCAAGCATCCGCATCTTCCCGGCGTGGGCACGAACAGCGAGAGCTGCTTCGCGTACCACCGCGCGGCCCTCGGCCACGCGGTCAACTCCGGCGAGATGGATGTCCGCGCGGGCTACAACGAAGAGAACGCCTACTACTGGGCGCGCTCCTCGATCTTCATGGGCTCGTCGGTGCTCCAGAACGCCGGCATCGTCGTGGTCACCCACGACGGCTCGAAGTACACGTAACCAGCAGCTGAGCCTGGCGCTTCGCCCCGCTCGCGCAGCGCTAGGTCTCCGCGCGTAACAGAGGGTCACAATCGTGGCTTACACTCCCGACACCCTGACGCTGCTGGTCTCCGGCGGCATCGAAGGTCGCGTCCCGCAGATCTGGACGTATTCGACCGCGGACGCCGACGCGACCATCGTCGGCGCCAGCTACTTCGCGGACGCCTACAACAAGGGCATGCGCGTGGGCGATCTCGTCGACGCGGTGAACCCCACCGGTCCGAAGTACAAGCGCTACCAGTGCTCCGCGGTCAACGCGACCACCGGTGCCGCCACCGTTGCCGCGCCGACCGCGATCACCTGATCGCTGGCCGGACTGGCACAGAGAGCCCGGCGTTTCGGCGCCGGGCTTTTTAATTTCCTGAGGAGGATCCCGCATGGGCCTGTTCAAGCCGCGGAGCGCGCTTCAGCGCACGATCGCCGAGCATCTGCAGGACCACATGCGCGAGATCAAGGAGCTCTTCCCGGGCGCAAAGCTGACGCTGATCATCCGGACCGACGCGCTCGAAAAGCCGGTGATCCTGTCGAATGACGAACAGGCCGAGGCCATCAAAGCCATGCGCGAGATGATGGCCGGCAAGGGCGGCATTCTGCTCAACTGAACCTGCAACCGAGAGGTGCTCTGCAATGGCTAAAGCTGCAACCCTGGAGAAGACGGAGACGGCGGTGCCTGATCTGCCGCGCGCTCTGTCCGAGAGTCGTCTGAAGCTGGTGGGCGCGAGCGGCGCCGACATCCAGAACCATTTCGCGGCGGTGACGCCGCAAGGCACGCCGTTCGAGCACGTGCTCGAGCCGGAGTTCTGGGCGCATTGTGCCTACAAGCTGCGCCCGTGCGATCTCATCACCGTGCACACCGACGACATGACCTACCTCGGCCGTCTCTACGTGCGGTCGGTGTCGGCGCCGGCGCGCGACCGCCCGAACAACCGCGCCACCGTCGCCAAGCTCGAATATCACGAGTTCGGCGCGGCCCCGAAGGACCTGCGCGGCAAGAACCACGAGGTCCGCTTCATGGGCCCGCACCTGAAGTGGTGCGTCGTGTCGCTTACCGACGAGCGTGTCCTCAAGGATGGCTGCGGCACCTCGGAAGAGGCTGCCCAGTGGATGCGGACGCAGGTCGGCTGAAGCCAGCAAGAACGGATTGAGCGAGGGCCGCCCGGTGGGCGGCCTTTGCATTTCCGGCGGAGGGTAGCGTGGCCACCAAGCTCGGCGTCTACAACAAGGCGTGCGTCCACATCGAGGAGCGGGTGCTCGCCTCGCTCACCGAGCAGTGCGAGCGCAAGCGCGTGTTCGACGCGCTCTGGGATGACGTGGTGGCCTATTGCCTGGGGCAGGGGCTCTTTCGGTTCGCGAAGCGCTCAATCTCGATCGACGCCTCGAGCACCGTCACGCCGGCCTTCGGCTGGGACAACGCCTTCACGATCCCCGACGACTGGATGCGCACCGTCGTCGTCTCGGCCGCGCCGCAGCTCGATCCGCCGCTGCTGCAATACGCCGAAGAGGCCGGCTACTGGTATGCCAACGCGACGCCGCTCTATGTGAGCTACGTCTCGAAGGATCCGCTGTACGGGCTCAACCTCGGCGCCTGGCCGCAGAACTTCACCGAATACGTCGGCTATCGCCTGGCGCAGCAGAGCTGCGGCCGCATCACCGGCAAAGGCGATCTCGCCGACAAGCTGCAGCTGAAAGAGGACAAGGCGCGGCGCAACGCCAAGGGCACCGACGCCATGAACGATCCGCCCGGGCTGCCGCCCGTGCCGTTCCTCGTTCGCTCGCGCCGCGGCGCCTTCGGGCCCGGCGGCCTGCGGTTCGGCTCCGGCGAGGGTTGACGGGTGCCCGCCGGTAATTTCCCCCTCTACGCTCTCAACCAGGGCGAGGTGTCGAAGATCGCGCTGGCGCGCGTCGACGTCGCCAAGATGCGCCTCGCCGCGGCCTGCCAGGTCAACTGGTTGCCCTTCGTGCTGGGCCCGATGATGCTGCGGCCCGGTCTGCAGCAGATGGGCGGCGTCCTGGGCGACCAGCCGACGAAGCTCGTGCGCTTTGCCTATTCGAAGACCGACACGGCGTTGCTCGAGCTCACGCCCGGCTTCATGCGGATCTGGATCCAGGACGAGCTGCTCTCGCGCGTCGCCGTGGGCACCACGATCTCGGACCCGAACTTCACCGGCGGGGGCACCTGGAGCACGGCCGACACGACGGCCGGGGCGTCGGTGACCATTGGTGGCGGGACCTGCTCGCTTGCATGCGCGCCGGTCGGCGGCCTGGCGCGCGTCAAGCAGGCGATCGGCGTTGCCGCCGGCGACTTCGGCAAAGAGCACGGCCTGCGCCTGGTCGTGCAGAACGGCCCGGTTACGGTGCGCGCGGGCTCGGGCGATGGTCTTGCGGATTATATCTCACAGACGATCCTCGACACCGGCACACATTCGCTCGTCCTGACGCCGACGTCGGCGAACATCTACCTGCAGATCGAGTCGACCGACGCCCGCACGAAGTCGCTTAGCCAGGCGTCGATCGAGCCGGCCGGCGTCGTGGCCCTGCAGACGCCATGGCAGGGCACGGATCTTCCCAACGTCCGCTACGATCAGTCGGGCGATATCATCTATGAGGCGAGCTACGGCCTGCAGCAGTACAAGGTCGAGCGCCGCGGCGAACGGCCGAACGCGCATGGCTGGTCGATCGTGCTCTACCGGTCGAACAACGGTCCCTTCCAGCCTTCCGCGGGCATTCTCGCCAACTTCACGCCGTCGGCCTATTACGGCAACGGCACGCTCACCTCGGATCGAGCGTGGTTTCAGACTTCGCATGTCGGCGCGCTGTTTCGGCTGTTCTCGAATGGCCAGTTCAATCAGACCGTGCTCGGCAATCAGAACGCCTTCTCGCCGGCGGTGCGCGTCGTCGGCGTCGGCACGGCCTCGCGGAATTACTCCTGGACGATCTCAGGCAGCTGGACCGGGACCATCACGCTGCAGCGGTCCTTCGACGGGCCCGATTCCGGGTTCGTCGACGTTTCGACGCTGACGTCGAACGGCACGATCGCGTCCTCGACCGGCGGCTCAGCTGGCACGCCGAACCTCGACAACGTGATTGCGTGGGAGCGTGTTGGCTTCAAAGGCGGTGGCTACGGCTCCGGCTCGGCCACCGTGGTCTCCGCCTATGCCGGCGGTGGTGGCTACGGCCTCTGCCGCGTCACCGGCTACAATTCGCCGACGTCGGTCAACATCGAGATCCTGCAGGCCTTCAGCTCGCTCACCGCGACGAACGACTGGGTCGAGTCGGATTGGTCGGGTGTTGTCGGCTGGCCGAGTACGGTGGCCTTCCACGAGGGCCGGCTCGGCTTTGCCGGGCGTGACGAGATCTGGCTCTCGCACTCGGACGGCTTTGACGACTTCCGCGATATCGACAATCAGGGCGATGCGATCGGCGACGCCGGCGCGATCATTGAAGCGATGGGCTCGGGCCCCGTCGACTCGATCTCGTGGTTGCTTTCGCTCTCGCGCCTGCAGATCGGCCGCGAACAGAGCATCGGCTCGGCGCGGAGCTCGAACTTCGACCAGCCTTTGACCCCGACGGGCATCGTCATTCGCGACTCGTCCGACCAGGGCGCGGCGCGGCTGCCGGCGCTCAAGTGCGGCAAGCGCGGGATCTACGTCGGGCAGAACAATCGCGTTTACGAGCTCGCCTTCAACGCGCAGGAGATGGACTACGACGAGCGCGACCTGACGCGGCTCAACCTCGACATCATCCAGCCGGGCTTCGTCGACGCCGACAAGGCGACGCATCCGGATAAGCAGGTCGTGCTGCCGCGCACGGACGGCCAGGCGGCCGTGCTGCTCTACGACGTCAAGGACGAGGTCGAGGCCTGGTGGCGGATGCAGACCCTTGGCGTCATCGAGAACTATTGCGTGCTGCCGCAGGCGGGCGTCGAGGATGCGCAGTACTTCGTCGTGAGGCGCACGATCAACGGCGTTACTCGCCGCTTCATCGAGAAGCTCGCGCTGCGCGCCAACTGCGCCGGCGGTGCGATCAATCAGCAGCTCGACTGCCACATGGTTTACCAGGGCGCGCCCGTCTCGACGGTGCAGCTGCCCTGGCTGCCGAATACCGAGGTTGCGGTCTGGGCCGATGGCCAGTCGATCGGCACGACCACCACCGACGGCGCCGGCAACTGTGCGATGCCGGACGGCCTAGCGCACTCGAATATCGTCGCGGGCCTGGGCGGCAAGGTCGTGCGCGGCTCGGTCAGTCACTTGCTCGGCGACAACACGAAGCCGGACCAGGTCTTCGCCCAGAATTCGACGACGCTCACGGTCGGGCCGGGTTACGAGGGTTATCCGGCCGAGGTGTTTGCCGACATCGGCGGCACGGGACGGCCGAAGCACATCGGCACGCTGATCGTCTCCGGCGGCGTCGTCACGCTGCCGAACCTGCAGTCGGCTTCGACCATCGTTGCGTGCCTGGGCTACGTGGCGCCGTTCATGTCCGCGAAGCTCGCCTATGCGGCGGCCGCCGGGACCGCGCTAACGCAGAAGAAGCGCATCACGCATTGCGGTCTGGTCATGTTCGACACCGACGCGCAGGGCATCACGTTCGGCCAGCGCTTCGACATCATGGACTCGCTCCCGCAGATGGAAGCCGGGCAGGTGACGCCGCCCGGCACCGTCTGGTGGGAGTACGACGAGCCGGCGATCGCCATGCCGGGCGAATGGGACACCGACGCGCGGCTCTGCCTGCTGGCGCAGGCGCCGCGGCCCTGCACGGTCGGTGGCGTCGTCGTCGGCGTGGATACGAGCGGATGAGGGTCCGCTTTCGGCCGAGCGAGCCGGCGGACTTCATCGCGCTTCTCGGGCAGCTGCCGGTTCACCGCACGCGCGGGATTACAGCGCTCGCCGGCGACGAGCTGCTTGGCATCGGCGGATTGATCATGGCGCCCGACGGAAGCGTGTGGGCGTCCTGCTTCATCAGCGACGCGGGACGGACGTTTCCGCGGGCGGTGCACCGCGCGGGGCTGGAGCTGATGAAGCTGGCGCGGTCCACCGGCTACGCGCGGGTGTTTGCGACCGCCGAGGATCGGCCTGGTGCTGCGCGGTGGCTCCTGGCGCTTGGATTTCATTTTGTTCCTGAAAAATTGCTGTTCGTCTGGGAGTGCGCCTAATGGCGACCGCGCTAATGGCCGGTACGATGGCCCTGACGGCCGCCGGCACGGCCATGTCAGCGTCGTCGACGATCGCCGGCGGCAATGCCGCCGCGCGTGCCGGCCTGATGCAGCAGAACGCCGACAACTATCAGGCCGCGCAGCTCAACGAGAATGCTCCGGGCGAGATCGGCGCCGCGCAGCGCACGATGCTCGACACGCAGCTCAAGACGAAGCAGCTGCAGTCGACGATCGAGGCGAATGCCGCCGGCGGCGGCGTCAATGCCGCGGTTGGGTCCCCGGTCGCGGCTGAGAAAGAGATCGCCGGCCGAGGCACCTATCAGTCGCTGATGGATCTGTTCAACGGTCAGAACAAGGCGACCGGCGAAGAGAACGAGGCGCAGGGCGCGACGTACTCCGGCGTGATTGCTAACGAGGGCGGACAGATGCAGCAGCGCGCCGCAAACCTCAACGCCATGGCGACGATCGCCGGCGGCGGCGCGAGCATGATGCGCAGCGCCGGCGCCTATTTCTATCCCAACCAGTTCGGACGTCCGGGTGTCGGTTATGGCTAAGCTTCCGGACTGGTCCGACCTCGGAGCGACGCCGAACGTCACGGGCTCGCGCCCGATCGGCAGCTATGACGTCAGTCCTTACGCGCGCGGCGCCGCGGCTGAGGCGGCTGCCGGAGCTAATCTTGGCAAAGCGGTGGCCGATGTCGGTGCCGCCGGCAGCGACGTTCTCCTCGACCAGGCGCGCTACCAATACGCGACAGCCCACGCGGACTTCCTGTCGAAGAGCATCGACCTGAAGTCGTCGCTGGCGAACGACACCGACTATTCGACGATCGAGCAGCGCTACACCGACGGCATCAACAAGATCCGCGACGAGGCGGCCTCGAACATCAGCCTGCCCGGGATGCGCGCGCGGTTCGTCGACCTGGCGCAGCCGGAGATCGAGCAGGGCGTCGCAGGCATCCGGCAGCACGCCTTCAAGCTCGAGGGCGACGCCAACGTCGCCGACGTGCAGCAGCAGGGCTCGAAGTTCATCGACCAGGGCACGGCGGCGCCCGGCGACTCGCAGATGCAGCAGAAGCTGATCGGAGCCTATGGCGCCCGCGTCGACGGCCTGGCTGCGCGCGGCTGGATCTCCCAGGAAGCCGCGCTCAAGATGAAGCAGGACTGGGCGCATCAGTACGCGCTCGCCGACGGCGTCGCGCGCTCGAGCACGGATCCGCAGGGCGTCATCAACGACCTGCGCGCGGCGCCGGGCTCGCCCGATCAGATCGACAACCGCATCGTCCAGATCGAGAGCAACGGCAACCCGCTGGCGCGATCGAAGACCTCGAGCGCCTACGGCCTTGGACAGTTCGAGCCGGGCACCTGGCTGCCGCTGATCCGGCAAGCGCATCCCGAGCTCGCCGACAAGTCGGACGCGGACCTCCTGGCGCTGCGCGCCGATCGCGGCCTCAACATGGAAATGCTGGCGCTCAATCGTCGGCAGAACACGGACTATCTGACGAAGAACGGCGTCGAGGCTTCGCCCGGCAACATCTACCTCGCGCATTTCCTCGGACCGGCCGGCGCCGCAGCCGTGGCGAAGGCCTCGCCGACGGCGCCGATCGGCGACGTGCTGGCCTCCGCCGTCGGCAAGGACCAGGCCGCGAAGATGATCGCGGCGAACGGCTCGATCCTCAACGGACAGACCGCCGGCGGCGTCGCGCAATGGGCGAGCGACAAGATGGGCGGCGTCGGTCCTGGCGGCGGCCACATCTACGACATCCTGCGGCCGGACCAGCGCGCAATGCTGCTCGACCATGCGCAGACCGCGCTGCAGCGTCAGACCGTCACCGACTTCTCGGACTTTCAGGGCCGCGTGAAGGACAGCGAGGCGGAAGCCGCGCGCACGGGCAACGTCACCAATCCGATTGGGCCGGAAGAATTCGTTGCGCGCGCCGGGCCGGTGGCCGGACCGCAGGCCTATCAGCAGTACCAGGCCAACATCCAGCTCGGCCGCGACGTCTCGCGCGTGGCGAAGCTCGATCCGCAGGAACAAGCGCAGCTCATCCAGAGCTACGAGCCGAAGGCTGGAGATCCTGGCTACGCCGATGCGGTGCAGCGTCAGAACATCCTGACGAAGGCGATCAAGCAATCCGAGGCTGAAAGGAAGGCCGATCCCGCGCAGTTTGCGATCAACCGTCTTGCTGCGAGCGGTCCGGCCTACGACGCGCTGCAGAAGGCGACCGATCCGGCTGCCAAGACTGCGGCCGCGCGAAACTACGCCTCGACGACCCTGATGGAGCAGGACCACATCGGCCTGCCGCCCGAACAGCAGCACATCCTGCCGAAGGCCTATGCCGACGGCTTCAACAAGGCGATCGAGAAGGCGTCTTCAGCCACCGATCCGCAATCGCGCGTCGCGCTCATCAATGTGGTGCGGCAGGAAGCCTCGACCTGGGGTGAATACTGGCCGCAGGTGATGCGCGAGCTCTCGCCCGGCGTGCAGCCGGTGGTGCGCGCGATCGCCGCCGGCGCCGACGATACGGCGATGACGCGGATCCTCCGGCTCGATCCGAAGGACAACATGAAGAGCCTGCTGAGCGATCAGCCGGACACCAAGGTCTCCGCGGCTGCAGCTGCGGTCGACACGGCGATGGCGCCGCTGCGCGCGACGCTGCTGCCGAGCCAGCGCGACGGCAAGAACAGCGATTTCGAGGCCTACTCCGGTCTCGCCGGCAAGCTGACCGCGCTCTATGTGCGCGACGGCGACGATGCGACGACGGCCGCGACGAAGGCCTTCAATGCGCTGATCGGCAATCGGTACGACTTCCGCGACACCTACCGAATTCCCAAGAGCGCCGGCGTCCTGCCTGATGACGTGCAGGCCGGCGCGCAGGTCGCCCGCGGCAAGCTCGGCGAGCTAGGCGTGCAGCCGGCGGTGAACGACATCGGCGTGTCGAACGCTGCAGCCGACTCGATCCCGAAGTTTGCGCGCGACGGGAAGTGGGTCACCGCGCCCGACAATTCCGGGCTCAATCTCGCGTACGGCGACAAGTTCGTGCGCCGGACCGATGGTCAGCCGCTGAAGCTGAGCTGGTCGCAGCTCTCCGACATGGCCAAGGCCAACCGGGCGGCGTCCGCGGCTGATCCGCAGTCGATGGTGATCACGCCGTGACCTTCGCCGACAATTTCGCCGTGCCGGACGATACGGGACCGATCCGCGCGTCGGAGCTGCACGCGTCGCTCGGCGAAAGCCTCGGCGCGCAAGCGTCGGAAGCGCTCGATGCGCAGTCGGGCATTTCGGCGATGCAGCTGTGGCGTCGCGCCAAGAGCGCGATGGCCGGCGGCGATATGGTGCCGGGGCTCAATGCGCCCGATGCGCCGTTGCCGGAGGACATCGCCAACTTCGACCAGGCGAAGGCCGAGATCCCGGACGTGTCGATCGCCGACGCGAAGGCGCGTGTGAAGCAGGAGGGTCTCGACGGGGCACTGCCGCTGCCGGACCAGCCGAGCATAAAGGCGCCCGTGCTGGATCTGATGATCCAGGAGGCGCAGGAGCACCGCGATCGCGAGGCAGCGATCGCGCGCGGACCGCACGGGTTCTTTTCGGGTGCGCTCGGCTTCGCGACGTCGATCGGCGCCGGGATGATCGACCCGGTCAACATGGCCGCGTTCTCGATCCCGGTCCTCGGTGAGGCCCGGTGGGGCAAGCTGCTGGCGAATGCCGGGGACAGCCTCTTTGCGCGCGCCGGCGTCAGGGCGGTGCAGGGCGCGGCGCAGGGCGCCGTCGGCACCGCGGCGCTGCAGCCGCTCGATTACCTGATGCACACGGCCGACGGCCGGGATTACACGATGGCCGATGCGCTCAAGTCGGTGATCATGGGCGCCGGGATGGGCGCGGCGTTTCACGCCGGCATCGGTGGCGTCAGCGACGTCGCGGCCCGGTTCGGTGGCAGGGCACTGCCGGGCGCAGCTGATGGGCCTGGCGCGGCGGCAGTACAGCCGATTGGCGAAACTCAATTAGAAGGCCGTGGAGAGGCGTTCGGCACTCCCGGCGAGGAAGTGCCGGGTGTGACAGCGCCCAGCGCGCCGGCTGCGGCCGCGCCGGAGGCTGACGAGGCTTTCCGGGATATGCCTGACGCATATCCCCCGGACCATCCGGCGAGCGTGCTGGCGGATCTGCCGCCTGGCGCCCGCGAGGACGTGGCTCGTGCGGCCATGGCCGACGTGATCAACGGCCGGCCCGTTCGGGCCGCGGAGATGCTCCAGGAGGCGGCCAAGGTCGACCCGCGGATCGCGGAGACGATCGACGCCTGGCACGGTTCGCCGCATGACTTTGACGCCTTCGACATTGCCCGGATTGGGGATGGCGAGGGCGCCCAGTCGTTCGGTCATGGGCTCTACTTTGCCGAGAACGAGGGTGTTGCTCGTCGATATCGCGTTACGACGTCCGACGCGTCCTTCATTCGGAAGGTCCAGGATATCTACGACGAGTCCTCGTCACCGGATGAGGCGGCAGAAGCGATCCGTGACAGTACGACCTTCAATGCGGGCGAGAAGCGCCTGCTGACGGCGCTTCAGCACGATGACTGGCTGGGATTCGATTATCCGCATCAAGCGGTGTCGGCTGCGCTGCGTCAGCCTCGCAATTTCGATCTTTCGCCCGAAAGGCAAAAAGCGCTCGCCGATCTCGGCCGCGTGTACCGCGTAAAGATCCGGGCGCGCCCAGAGCAGCTGCTCGACTGGGACAAGCCGCTGGCTGAGCAGAGCCCGGAAGTGAAGGAAGCTGTCTCGAAGCTGCTGCCCGAAGGCAAGACGAAGTGGGGCTTTGAGCCGCGTACGGGTGAGGACTTTGCTCGCGCAATGCCGGACCACCTCGGTGAGCCCGGTCCCACCACGAAGATCGCCAATCGAGCCAAGGCCTCGGAGGCGATGCGCAACGCGGGCATCCTCGGCATCAAATACCTGGATCAGGGATCCCGCGCGCGCGGAGAAGGCACACGTAATTTCGTCGTGTTCTCTGACCGCGACGTCGAGATCACGCACAAGAACGGCATCCCGGTCTCGCGTGCGGAAGCGAAAGCGATCAAGGCGGAGAAGCGCGCGGCAAAACCGCAGTCGCTGCTCGAATTCATCCGCGCCAAGGGCGGCGTGAGCGAGGACGATCCGCTTGCGGCCGACCTGTTGCAGTCCTTCGGCGGCGAAAACCCGAACATCCGCGGCAAGGGCAAGCTGGTGCGGCCGGAGGGGCTTAGCCTCGACCGGTTGCGCGAGGCCGCGGTCGAAGCTGGCTATCTGCACGATCATGGCGACGAAACCGGCGGTGCTTCACAGAGCACTATCCAGGACCTGCTCGACTCGGTCGATCGAGAGGCGAGGGGCGAGAAGCAGTACCCGCGCGGCGAGGAGCTCGCCGGCGTCGACGAGAACGCCGCGCACCTGGCGGAGCGCAGCGAGGCGGAACGCGAGATCTTCTTCCACCAGGCCGGCGAAGACATCGACCGCCTGCTGGACCAGAACGGCGTGACGGCCATCCGTCCGCAGATCAAGAACTTCGCGCTGCGCCTGCTCGAGCGCGGCAAGGCGCGGGATGCGGAAGACGCCTTCCATCAATCGCTCGACAACTTCGACATGCTCGGCGATCGGCCGCAGATGGGCGATGCCGACATGGCGGACTGGCAGCAGTTCGCCAATGCGCCGGCCGACTATGAGGATCCCGAGTTCGTGGCGCAGTCGAAACAAGCGGCTGCGACGCCCGAGCCCGCGTCGGTGGATCCGGCAAAGGCGCCGTCGGCGGCCGAGCAAGCTGCAGCTGAGGCCGACAAGGTCCTCGAGGACATGCGGCCGATGCTGACCGAGGAAGAGCGCACGCAGATCGACGAGCTGCTCGGCCAGCTCGATCGCGACCGTGAAGAGCGCGGCAGCATCATCAAGGAAGGCGCGGCCTGTCTCGCCGCGGCGGTGGCTTAGTGGCGCGCTCACGCAAGGACTGCCTTGACGAGATCGCCCGCAAAGCCGGGCGTTCGCGCAAGGATGTCGAGGACGTCCTCGACGACATCCTCGAGCGCGCCGATCAATACGAGCACGACGGCATGTCGCCGGACGAGTCGTACGCGAAGGCGCGCGACGAGATGCTGCAGGAGATCGGCGAGCAGGCGGCGCTCCGCCGGCGGGCCGAGATCCTTGACCTGCGGAAGATGGCGTCGCGGCATCGCTACTACGCGCAGACCGCGGCCGAGGTGAAAGCTCTGGCGCCGAAGCTCGCAGCCGAAGGGCCGAAGCTGGCGCTCGAGGCCAAGCTCGTCGGCATCAACCTGCCGGTCACGCGTGGCCGCATGTCGGTCGACGCGCAGTATGTGGCGCTGCGCCGCGACTGGGTCGGCGGCTTTGCGCGGGATCTCGAGCAGGGCGGCCTGATGAAGGTCTTCGCGTCTCGCGCGCTCGAGGAGAAATGGACGGACGAGCTCTTCGAGCTCAACCGCGGCCGTGACGGCAACCCGGGCATCACCAAGGACAAGCAGGCGCTAGAGATCGCGCGCACGATCCAGAAGTGGCAGCGGGTCGGCATGGCTGCGATCAACCGCGAAGGCGGATGGGTGCGGTCGTATTCCGGCTACATCACCAAGTCGTCGCACGACGCCGACGCCATCCGCCGCGCGGGTCCGCTGCAGTGGGCGGCCGACGTCCTGCCGAAGCTGGATCTGCGGCGCACCTTCGGCACCGCCGATCGGCAGCAGGCGCTCGACGCGCTGCATCAGATGTTCGATCCGCTGTCGAAGGGCAACCATTTCGATTACGGCCGACCGGTGGAAGAGCCGCTCTATCCGAACGTGGCCTCGAAGGCCTCGGCCACGCGCGAGTTGCACTTCCGATCGGGCAAGGACTGGCGGGCCTATAACGAGAAATACGGCGTTTCCAATCCGACGCACACGGTGGTGCAGGCACTCTCGATCGGCGCCAGGCGCACCGCACTCCTGAAGGAATTCGGGTCGAAGCCGGCCGAGGCCTTCGAGAAGGACGTCCAGTTCATCAAAGCGACGCTGAAGGCTGAGAGCAAGGGCGCGCTGTCGAAGATGTCCGCGCTCGAGGCGCGGCTGAGCTCGCCCGGTCTCGACGCGGCGACCAAGCCGAAGCTCGAGGCCGACATTGCGGAGCTGCGCGGCAAGGTCGACGAGTCGGTCGCCAAGTTTCAGGATTTCGAGGCCTTCACCGGCAAGGACACCGTGTTCGGCTCGGCCGCGCACAATCGCTTCGCGCAGATCGACGGCACCTCGCAGAAGCCGGTCAACCGCACGATGGCGAACGTCGCCTCGGGCTGGATGGCCATTCAGCGCATGGCCAAGCTCGGCCGCGTTGCGCTCACGCACTTTGCTTCGCTGCCGACCAAGGCGATGGAAGCCCGCTACTGGGGCATTCCGTTCGCCGAGCGGTATAGGTCGCTGATCCGTGGCCTGACGCAGGGCACCGACGGTTCGGTGAAGCGCCAGGCGCTTGATGCGACGCTGGTCGCATTCGAGAACCGGCTCGGTCACATGATGTCGATGTACGACGTCGCCGACGCGCCCGCCGGCGCGCTGGCAAAATGGGAGACGACGTTCTTCAAGCTGACCGGCGTCTCGAGCGTCATCGACAATCAGCGCGGCGATGCGGAGGCGATGTTCGCCTCGCACATCGGCGCCAAGCGCGGGCAGGCCTGGGCCGACGTCGGCCGCAAGGAACAGCGTGTCCTTAAAGGCTTCGGCATCGGCGAGGCCGAATGGAAAGCGCTGCACGGCGTCGAATGGAGCAAGCTGGGCGATCGCACCTATCTGTTCCCGGCCGATGCGATGAAGCTCTCGGACGATCAGATTCGGGCCTACGTGAAAGAAGCCCGGCCCGGCGGGATAGCCGAACGCGCAAACGACGTCGACGTGGCGAAGGCGCGCGAGGATCTCGCGCTGCAGCTCGCCGCCGCCTACAGCGATCGGGCTGGCTTCGCGGTGCCAATGCCGTCGGCGCGTATCCGCGCCATGCTGTTTCAGAAGGCATTCGAGCCCGGCACCGGTCTGAACACCGCGCTGCGGCTGCTTTACCAGTTTAAAATCTGGCCGGCCGACATGGTTGTGCGCGCCTGGGGCCGCGAGATCTACGGCACGATCGGCGACGGCCGCATGGATCGCGTCGCCGGCCTGGCGGAAGCCGCGGTCGGCGCCATCGTGTTCGGCGTGGCCTCGGAAGCGGTGCGCGAAGCCATCCAGGGCCGCGATCCGATCGCGGAGATGCAGCACAACCCGATCGGCGCAATCGTCAAGGGCGGCCAGCGCTCGGGCTTCGGCTCGCTGGTCGGTGACTTCTTGCTCGGCGAGTTCGATCGGCACGGCTTCTCGGCCGTCGGCTCGCTGGCCGGCCCGACCTTCAGCCAGATCGACACGCTCGTCGATCTGCTGCATGCCGGCGGCCGCACGAAGGATGGGACGTTTGGCGCCACGGCGATGCGCGAGCGTGGGGCGGACTTGATCAAGCTGGCCCGCGACAACACGCCCTTTATGAACCTCTGGGCAACGTCCTGGGCGATGAACGCACTCGTCTGGCATCGCCTGCAGGAATGGATCAGCCCGGGATATCTGCAGCGCGCCGAACAGCGGCAGAAGCAGCAGGAGGGTGCGCACTTCCTCATCTCGCCGGCGAAGACCGATCAGTTCATCACCGGCCGCGCGCCGAGCCCCTTCTAGTGGAGCTGCTCGATGGCAACCCTTGATCGCCGCGGCGTCGTCGTCTCGGCGACCGATCCCGCGCAGGCGTCGGATCCAAATCCCGGGCTCGCCATCAAGGTCGCCGTCGCGACGTCGACGACGGCCGATATCGTGCTCAACGGTCTGCAGACGCTGGATGCCGTCGTGCTCGGTGAGGGCGATCGCGTGCTGGTCAAGGACCAGACGGACCCGACGCAGAACGGGATCTACAACGCCTCGAGCGGCAACTGGCCGCGCGCCGCGGACGCAGACAAGACGTCGGATTTTGCGCCGGGCATGCGCGTCGAGGTGATGGGCGGCACGCTCAACGGCGGCAAGGCCTACAAGCTCACCTCGGCGTCGCCGGTGGTGATTGGCACGTCGGCCATCACCTGGGCGGTGGTGACCTATCCGAATTCCGCGATCGAGTGGCAGTTCGGCGGCGACGCCAGCGGGGGTGCCATCATTCTGCCGGGTCTGGGCCCGGCGCTCGAGGTGCCGTTCCAGTGCACGATCGTGCGGGCGCGGCTGTCGGCCGACCGCGTGGGCTCATTCCAGGTGGATCTGTGGAAGACCGCCTTCGGCGTGGTGCCGAGCTCGGCGAACAGCATCTGCGCCGCGGACCTGCCGACCTTGTCGAATGCGCAGTTTGCCGAGAACATTGCGCTTCCGGGTTGGACCACGATGCTCAACGAGGGCGACTTCATCACGCCGAACATCGTGAGCTCGTCCGTCGTGCGACTTTTGACGCTGTCGCTTCAGCTTTCGCGGTTCAACTGACGCATGTCCTATTCGATCACGGATCTCGGCGGCGTTTTCGGCGTCACGACGACGTCGATCTCTCTGTCGGGCCTGACTGTTCCTGCCGGATCGCTGATCTGCGCGCTCGCGCAGTGCAATGGTGACGTGCCGGCCTCCTTCAGCATCACCGATGGTGCCGGCAACATCTACGGGCAGATCGGCACCTTGCTGCCAAACGGCGCCGCAACTGCGAACGGAGCGTTGTATTACGTCTGGAACTGCGCAGCGCTGTCGGGCGCGTCAATCAGCTTCTCGCACGGCAGCGCGAACAATTTTGGATGCAGTCTTTCCGCATTCTATGCGACCGGCGTCCTCGCGGCCTCGGACCCGCACGATGCTGGCGTCGATGTCGTGACC